CGATCTCGATGTCTGAGTTGATGCAGTCCTACAACGACAAGGCATTCGAGAGTGTCACTATTCCTTTGAGGCACCCGCAGCCGGGCGATGATCAGGAAGTTCTCAACAACAGTGGTTACGTCGAAGGTCTGAGGATCGTCAAGAAGGGTGAGAAGCATTACCTGCAAGGCGGTCTGGGATTCACCGAGCCGGATGTCGCTGGCAAGGTGCGCCGAGGATCTGTCCCGAACGTGTCATCCGGGATTCTCTTCGACTGGGTGCGTAAGAGCGATGACAAGAAGTTCCCCGTCGCGCTCAACCACGTCTGCCTGACCAAGCATCCGATCATCGATGACCTTGAACCCTTCAAGCGTATTTACGCTTCTGACGAGGCGGTTGACGCGGAGGAATTCAAGATCGAGGTGATCGATCTGGACGATGACGGCGACAGCAGTACTGAGACAGCCGAAGTCGTCTGGAACGAGCAAGCATCGCTCAACTGGGTGCGGCAGGAGATCCGGGCCGCTCTGTCACCGGAGGAGCCGATGATGGAGGGTGTTCCGCAGATGCCACGCCCCTTCTACGAGGTGATCGATGTCAGCCGTGAGGACACCGCGCTCGTGGAGGAGTGGTTCAAGGGTGACCGCAAGCGCTGGGTCATCCCGTTCACGGTCGGAGACAAGGGTGTTTCCATCTCTCCGGCCACCCGCTGGGTCGAAGTTCGTGAGGCGATGATCGCTGCGTCCAATGGCGACTTTGAAGAGAAGTCGTTCGTGAGGCTGATGTCAAAGCTCAACAGCGAGCTTCACACCATGCTCGGTGAAGTCGGTGACCACTGGCGCGTCGAGCAAGTCACTACTGATGGCAGGATCTCCGTCAAGAACATGTCGGACCAGTCGGTGTTCGCTGCCGACTACGTGGAGATCAACGGTGCAGTACTGCTGTCAGCCACTTCGGACTGGGAACGCCTGAAGGCTCCCGAGCCGAAGCCCAAGAAGTCATCCCGTACCGAGGTTGCCGAGTCATTGATGTTCGATGACACTCCCGAGGGACGGGTGGCAGCCGCACGTCAACGTAGGCGACAGATGGTGTCGTCTCGCAAATCCCAGTAAGGAGGTGTAAACAGTGGGAATTATTGAGGAGATTGACAAGCTCGATCTGTCTGACGAGGTGAAGGACAAGCTGCGTCAGGAGCATCAGAGCGAGATCGATCCGCTCAAGTCAGAGAGGGACAGCCTGATGGCGAAGGATCGCCGCACGGATGTCGAGACGGAGGTCAAGGGTCTTTCCAACCTTGGCTTCGCTGAAGCTCCTGGCCTGCTCAAGTACTACCGCCGCGTCCTGCTTTCGGCTGATGCCGAGGAGCCGGGTGCAGTGCTGATGTCGGATTCAGAACTGCATCTGTCCGGAGACGTGGCAACAGGCGCGACAGGTCGTGAGGAGATCTCGGTCGCCGGTGCCCTTCGCAAGTTCGTGGAGTTGCTGCCACGGAATGGCGAGGGCAAGCTGGAGCTTTCCGACATGATGCTTGCCGAAGAGGACCACGGTCGCCCGGAGGAGGGCGGCGAGGAAGGCAAGGAAACCACCGATGACCACCGGAAGAATCTGGAGAAGATCACCGGTCGGTCGCTCACTCGCACCCGCAGGCGTTACGCGGGTGGCATTGCGTCAGGGGGAGGTGACGAGTAATGGCGTGGAACATTCGCACAAGCAAGCAAGTCTCCGCTGACCTGGAGATCCTGGTCAATCAGGTCAACGTTGATGTCGCGGCGAGCATCGTTCTCGACGCCACTGCTGTCGCTCCTGACGGCGTGACCGGCGAGCGGACCCTGGTGTCCGGTACGCCGCTGTCGAAGAACGCTACGTCGGGCCAGTACGAGCGCTTCACCAAGAGCGCCGGACAGGTCTGCCGAGGCATCCTGACCAGCACCATTCGATTCCCTGACGGGACATCGAAGTCCGACACCCCCGCCGCGATGTGGGCGCATGGGCAGTGGTTCCGCAGCGACAGGATCGTTGACTGGGCCACTCTCCAGGCCGACATCAAGGCGGCTCTGCCGACCTGCAAGTTCACTTAGAAAGGAGGTGAAGACAGTTGGCCGTTATTGACGACATCATGGATCAGGCCGCACTGACAGACAGCATTGTTGGTCCGGTTGAGACGGAAATGGAGACGATGCCTTTCATCGGTGAGCAGATCGCGCCGATGCAGGACACGGACTCCCAATACGTCTCCATGCGTGTCGAAGATCTCCATGCATTCGGCATCGGGCAGTTCCGAGCGCCGGAAGCTTCTATCCCGCTGATGGACATCACTGGGCGTGAGGAGCGCGAGGAGGTCATCGAGCTTGCCTATCTGGACGAGGCACACCGCATCTCTCCGCGTCGGTGGGAAATTCTCACACAGGGTGGCGACACCCTGGCCGCACGAGAGGCACGGCGTCTGGTCGAGATCGGGCAGATCCTGGAACGTCGCAACGAGCGTCTGTCCGAGTGGATGCGCTGGGGAGCGTTCTCAGGTCAGGTCACGTTGGAGTACCAGCAGCGTGACACTGCACTTGTCATCGACTACCCGCTGCCTGCCGGTCACAAGCCGGTCGTGGCAGTGTCGTGGACGGACACCGCGAACAGCGATCCCGTCAACGACCTGAAGACCTGGCTGACTGCGGTGTCGAACGACGCCGGAGCACCGGGCCGGAAGATCCACATCAGTGATGACGACATCAACCTCGTTGTCACAAACCAGAAGCTCCGCAACTACTTCAACGTGGCTGTGGGGCAACCGTTCATGCCGACGCTGGAAGACGTGCTCAAGCTGCTCCCTCCGGGGACGCAGTTCATCCCGACCAACCATGCGTTCCGTGACTCCACCGTGGGTGCCTCCAAGCGCCCGCAGGACCACACGCGCTACCTGCCGGTCGGCAACGTGCTCATCACGACCGACTACACCATCGAAGGGACCAACATCGCGGAGACGCTGAACGGTCCCGTCGAGATCAAGACAGGGCCGGACTCGACATCATTCCTGCCGGGTCCGCAGTCCGAGATCATCCTCAAGGGTGAGGGTGTCTACACCCGCCTGCTCCGGCAGGGTTCCCGCCGCATCGTGCGTCTGAAGCGCCCCGAGGCGTTCCTGTACGCCGACGTGCGGCTCCCGTAGAAAGGAGGTGACAACATGGGTTACAAGGTTCTCGTAGACGAACTGACGGTCCACCAGACCATCGCCAAGCTTCCGCAGCCTGACGGGTCAACGATCTACCAGAACGGCCTCGGAGAGACGTACTTCCGAGATGAGGTCATTCCCGACGAGAAGGTCGCGGAGGACTGGCGCGAGGCGCTGGATTCGGGCGAAGGAGCGCTCAACGACTCGCTGTCGAAGGTGCTGGAGAAGTCGTCCGACGAAGGTGGCAGCAATGCTGCTCGACTCGGCATTCCGTTCGCCGGGTACGACGACATGGAAGAGGACGACGTTCTCACCGCGATGAAGAACCTCCCCTCGGCGGCGATCCAGCGGATCAAGGAGTACGAGGAGAGCCGCGACGAACCGCGCGAGCGGATCGCCGGGTACAACATCTCATCGGGGGAGTCAGCCATCGACCGCCAGGAAGGAAAGGTGTCAAGCGACCTGCAAGACACCGACGAGAGCAAGCCGGTCGCTCGCATCAACACACGCGAGGTTCCCGAAGAGGGGCCGGTCGTTCCCGGCGAAGGCATCACCGGGACCGGCGACCCGCAAACCTCCTATGGGGTGCGGGACGCGGACGATGACAAGGGCAAGGGCGACGTGAAGGGCAGCGGGTCACCCCGCCGCCGTGGCCGTCGTGACCGCCAGCCGAAGCCCCAGGAAGGTCCGGGGACCACTTCGCTGGAGAAGTCGAACGAGTAGTACTGACGACAATCGAGAGCTAAGCCATGCCGATTGAAGACTTTCCAATTGCGGTTGCCGCGCGGGATGAACTCCCGGAGACGTGGGCAGCACTGTTGGCGAGTCCGAACTTCGGTGAGGAAGCTCTCGAACGTCGTATGAACACGCTCATGTACCGGGCCTTCGGTGCTCCGATGGACGAGGCGGAACAAGAAGCCTTGTCACCAGTGCTCATTTCGTACATGGGTAAGAAGCTCGCAATCGACATCATTGTTCCTGGCATCGACTACTGGTCGAAGCAGGCTCTCTCGCTCTCTGCTGGGGAGCGGGAGAGCAAGGCGTACAAGGACCGCGCGGAGGATCTGAAGGAGCTACGCAAGCAATTGGTGGCGGATACTGCCGCGCTGCTGGGTGAAGTTGAAGCGGAACTCCCGTTCGTGCCAAGACGGCTGACAGATACTGCACGTGTGCAGCAATCGGGCCTGCTTGATCCGCACGTGACGCCTGATCCGAACGCCTTCCCCGGCATCTACGCGCCGCCCGAGGAAACGACGACAGGATGAGTCCCTACCTGTCAGAAAGCGCGATTGGGACCGAGGAACTGCTCGACATCATCGAGTCTGCCATCATTCGTGACATCAACGAAGCTCTGGCTGCGATCTATGAGCGGCGAGAGGATGGCG